GTCTACCGCCTCCGTCCGCGGTTGTAAATAGTATAAATGTGCTTGGCCATAAGTGCTAGGTTGTTGCCTAACCCTAAACCCTGGCCCGGGCGGGCGGCCGAGCGGACCCGGGCGGCCGGGGGCTCACACGGAACCCGCCGTTCTGTGACCGGTCACAAAGTGCCACTTGGAGTATTTAAAGAACGTCTTTTTATTGATATTTATGTCCTCTTCTTCATGTCCCGATCCGGAAAGCACTGGCTCCTCACCATTCCTGAGAGAGACTGGATCGTCCCAGAATCGTTGCCCCCCGGAATCAGTTACCTTAAAGGACAATTGGAAGAAGGCGCAGGCGGATTTCGACACTACCAAGTCTACGCCATTTTGGATCTTAAATCCACCCTTGGAGCCTGCAAGTCATTCTTCTGTCCCCAAGCCCATTGTGAACTCACACGATCTCAAGCGGCAAGGGACTATGTTTGGAAAGAAGATACCAGAGTTGCCGACACGCAATTCGAGCTTGGAAAACTCGCCATGCGCCGACAAGAGCCAACGGACTGGATCAAGGTCTTTGAAAGTGCCCAAACAGGTGACTTTGATGCCATCCCCCGTGATGTACTTGTTCGCTGTTACCACCAACTGCGTTCAATCCGCAATGACAATTCAAAACCGTTGGCTCAATTGCGATCCTGTGTTGTCTACTGGGGACCTACAGGTACAGGGAAATCGAGGCGTGCTTGGGATGAAGCAGGGATGGAGGCTTACCCTAAAGATCCTCGCACCAAATGGTGGGATGGATACCTTGATCACCCTCACGTCATCATTGACGAATTCCGAGGCAGCATTGATATCTCGCACATCCTCCGCTGGCTTGATAGGTATCCGGTACGAGTGGAAGCTAAAGGTCAATCCTTGCCTTTGCGAGCATCCAGAATATGGATTACATCAAACATTCCGCCCTCCATGTGGTACCCCGATCTCGACCCAGAAACACTGCAGGCCCTCTTAAGACGTTTAGAAGTAGTACACTGCCCAATAAACATGTTTTAAACAATTCGTATTTTTATTTTTAGCCCACCCAGACCTGTCACTTCGATCCTCACCCGAACCTGGACTAAAAAGGATTTTAAAGTGGTTTGAACACAAGGTCAGTTGCAAAGGCGACGTTGCCAACTTGAGTTGTGCCTGTAGACCCTCCAATAACGCATCCGATACAAACGACATATAAGTTCTTATATTTGCCGTAAGCTGCTCCTGAGCTTTCGTATGCGAAATCTTGCTTCAAGTTAATAACTTTTCTGAAAGTAACGATATCAGCTGTAGTTGAAATGGCCGAGTTAATATCATATCTTGCATCCCAAAGGACAGTTGGACCTTTTGGGTTAGGAATTCCATTAGTAATAAAGGCAGCTCCTGTATTGGGGAGGAACATTTCTGAGGACCCAATGCCTGAGGCTAATCCTACTGGGCCATATTCATTGCCGCTCCAACATACGATGATCCTATAGTTATAGGCTCCTGCGGTTTGTGGGGCTGCAAAGATCCCTTCGATTACAAGCTTCTCGAGATGGATCTTGTCTCCAAGGCGATTGTTATTGGCGGTTCCCTGAGTAACTGCGGCTGTAATATTGGCGGTGTTCATTGTATTATGCGTAAACCCGGCACCTGACAGGATGTTCACATTGTCAGAAATGGTGGAGTGATGGCTGTCAATACTTTTAAGCATCACTTGCTTGACAGAGCTTGTGGAACTCTTAGTCTTCTTCTTCTTCATCGTGGTTGTATAAGATCTTCCTTTTCGCATTGCCATGTTTGTTGCAACCTTTTGGGGTAACTGTGTAGCGAGCATCACTCCACCTATACCCTGGGCAAATTTCTTGGCCTTATACGGGTCATAATACATAACAGCCATTTAGTAAAGTTTTTTGACGGGTTTGATGGGTACTGTCCCGTCGTTGTCCCTTGTCCCGTCGATGTAGTAAGTAACACTGGGAGAGATGGGACATCTCTCGTCTTACTACATCTTTGTCGCTAGGGTGCCGGGTTCAATGCCCTACCATGGCCTGCTCCTCCGTCTACCGCCTCCGTCCGCGGTTGTAAATAGTATAAATGTGCTTGGCCATAAGTGCTAGGTTGTTGCCTAACCCTAAACCCTGGCCCGGGCGGGCGGCCGAGCGGACCCGGGCGGCCGGGG